TTTTTCCTTTGTTTCTAACTGTTAATATACTTATAGTATACTATAAAAACTTCTATATGTCAACCTTTACCAATGCTCTGGCCATGCATAATGTCGGTTAAGTGTGTTATATATCTGTTGTGTTTTGAATTGAATTTCACTGCCTTTGTTAAGCATTTTAAGTGTTCCTAACCAGTTAACCAATCCATTGATTTCTGTTTTAGTACCACTGTGTGTAGCTCTGCCCACTGTTAACGGCCTACCTCTTTTACTTGCAAAGCCATAGTCCCATAGCATTTCAATCTGTGTATGTCTGTTTTTTATTCTAGTAAACTTGCCATCTACATAGTGAAAAAATCCTTGTTCACTTGTTAGCACAGAGTAATTTTCATAGTTTAAATTAAGTTCAAGGCATTCGGTTCCTTGGTCACTTACTTCACTTCTCCAAGTAGTTCTACTCCAATGATTTTCACTGGTATCAAATGCTTTTATCTGTGCGTCTGTCATTATTTCATTTGCTATTACAGAGTTATTGCCTAGAAACTGTATAGTTCTTGGTGTTATTAGTACTGTGGGTATAAAAAGTGCTTCTGCACGCCAAAGTATTTCTTTTTGGTTTTGTAGACTTTGTTCCTTTGCAATTTTTTCTACTGTAAACTGTTGAAGTTGTAATCCTGCACGTTCTTCTTCAAAGTTTCTATAGTATCGACCGTTTTTAAGTTTACTTGTTACTTTTGTGTAAAGCGAAATATCTTTTGTTTGTAAGAACATTTATATGCCTCTTTTTAATTTAGTATAACTATAGTATAACAAATAATCTGCAAATGTCAACGGAAATAATATGTTAGTCACAATTGGTGATAGTTTTACATACGGTACAGAATTGGTAGATACCAACTTGGCTTGGCCTTATCAGTTAGGGTCAAGACTTGATATACCTGTGATAAATTTAGCACAACCCGGAGCGAGCAACGACTTTATTGTAAGAACTACGGCTAACGCCTTAGTTGAATATGATCCAACATTGGTAATTGTTGCTTTCACAACACCAAACAGGTTTGAACGTAATTGGGAACATTTTACGCCAACTAAAACTCCACATCAATTTTCTGATTGGAATGAAGAATGGGCTGAAAATAAATTTCATACACAGGTCCGCATGCTAGAAAGTTATATAAAATGCGAAAACTACTTTTTAGGTCCTTGGGATTGTGATATCAGTTACTGCTCTAACTATATTGGAACCTTAGTAGAAATGTGTGAAGGTTTTGACAAAGGATCAGGAGGACATCCTTTGATTCAAGGACACACTGCTATAGCCAAAAAGATATCAAAAATTATTTGCCAACCATGATTCTAAATCACCAGTAAGATTGGCCATCATTGCTTCTTGTGACCCAAAAAAGCTCAAACGTTTTTGTCCATAGTAATATGGAAATTGTAGTTTGCGATCAAGTCCAAGTATAACTCGTTTGTTTTTACGTGCATAGTTGTCTGGTAGCACATAATCCCAATATTCAAATTTAAGTTTTTTTAGAACTGAAAAGCCTGTGGAGGTTAGACGCATTCCACCGTTTTCTCGTGTGTTATACCACCATGAATGTAGGGCAGATTTGTATTCTGGTTTGTCTTCTCCTAATAACGAAATAATATGACGAGTTAGTACGTCTTTATTTCTCATTGGAGTAAACAGTTTCTCCTTTGCTTAGACGCACAACACTGAATTTATCTGTTTTAAATTGTGAATTTAGTTTTTTTGCTAAACTTATTGCATGTCCAGGGTTAGAAAAACTTACTTTTTTATATTTTGGTCCAGGATACTGCACCAGCATGTTAGACGTTTTTAGATTGATAGGTTTCCCGTCAAAATATACTGCCCATATACCTTCGCTGGCCAATACCTGTTCAGTTTTATATGTTACTTTGTCTGTAACTTCAACTAATATCTGAGGTTTTGGTCTTGCCATGTTCATTATCTCCATAGTTATTTATGATAAACTACGTAGATAACTTGTTAACGGCTTAGTTAATTACCAGGTTCCGCCGTCGACTTCTATACTATCTGGTTGTTTTGAACTCTGTTGTTTTTGCAGTAGATCTATATCAAGAAGAAGTTTGGTAATATCACCATGTAGATTCTTTGCATCTTGCATTGTCCAGACAAAATCTCTAGCATTAGTTGCATCACATTGTGCAACTCTATCAATGAACTTTCGTATGTACAAACCACTCACTTGTAGTAGAATCCATCTGGTTCTCTTACTGGACCAACATAACCATAGCGGTCTAGTATAATAAGTTTAGGACAAAACATTACCTTGGTTTTTCTATTGATTGTAATCATATAATATCCAGCAGCGTACCAGCTTTTGCTTTTCTTTTCTTTGGTATAGATTGGCAAACGTTGATTAATATCCCATACACCATTATAAGGTTTACAATCTGTTGGAAATCTATTTACTTGATTCTCTGGATATTGTACACGTTCGAGTTCATTATCAAAGTTTATTTTAGTAACATCACGTAGACTTTTTACAGTTTTAAAACGACTTGAACCTTGATTTGTTTTTAAAAAATAACCTGTTTGAGTTTTTTCAACCGAGCCAATTTTTTGGTTATCCTTTTGTAATACCCAAAACTTGCCATTGACTATAGGCTTTGCAATCGTGTCTGTCATTTTTGTAATACTCCTTGGTATGTTTGATTCAACCAACGTCCATATTGTTCTGCATTTTCGCTAAGTCTATTCAACTCGTATTTACCGCAAAATTTCAGGAACTTTGATCCTACTTGTCCAACATCTTTGTTGGTTATTTGTTCACGTATAAAATTGTCAACTCTTTGTTTAATTTCTTCAGGTTGTTGTTTTAGATCTATTAACTGTTTGTTTCTGTTGTAGTCATCCAGTACTCTGTGTTCTTTGCCTTCATGATCTGTCCAACGTTGTAGCATCATGTTGTTCCAAGCATAGCCTTTGCTGGATCTATCTTCAAATGCTTCTATCAAGCCTACCTTGTTCTTAGTGCCTTTCTTACGTACACCTGGATAAGCACTGAACACATTGTCGCTACTGTCACCTCTCATGCACTTTTCAAACAATAACCATTCTGGATTAGGAACTTCTTTGGGTTCTTTTGTTTTCTTATCAATTACAGGCTTGCCTTTTGCATCAAATACACCTTCAATGGTAATCAGCTGATCTGTAATACCGTTGAACTGTTTTACGTTTTCTGCTAGTAGTTGATAGAAGTCACTGTCTGAACTTATAATTGTGTGTTCATCATCTGGATGTAGATCAATCCAACGTGCTATAAGATCATCTGCTTCTGCATCACCATCACGGAGAACACTGCAATTTGTTTTTTCACGTAGATACTGATTGAAGTCATCAAATGTATCCCAGAATAATTTTTCTTCTTCTTGTTCACGTTCTGTAAGTGCGGCTCTTGCTTCACTGCGATTTGCTTTATATGGCTTGTAGTAATCTTTTCTCCAACTACGACCTTCTAAACAAAACACCACATGATCTGTGTCAAACTTTTTTGCCACCTTGTTGATAGCTGCCATGCTTATGTGGAGTGCATAACCAACTTTTTCCCAAGGGTCAGTTGCACGAAATGCAACATGTCTAGCACGGAAAAACATGTTAGCAGTGTCAATCAATAGATACTTCATACGATTCCTTTTGTATATAATGTACTAATTATAACACTATACCAAACGATTGTCAACAACATATTTTGTTATGTATTGTGCAAAGGTTCTATGACCATCAACACCATAGTGATAGCTTGTAGGACTTACAGTTTCGCACTTTTTCGATACAATATGATTGTATGTACACATGGGATTGTATGGATCAATATAACTTGTTCCCCAATCCTGCTTTTTTTCAATGACACTAAAGTCGTTGTTGCCATTGAAAAAAATATGCTTTGCTCCTATACTTTTTAATTCTTGATGAAATTGCCAAATTTTAGTGTGTGCTTCTAATGTTTTTGCTTGCCAATCAAGATTTGCAATATATTCTTTGTATTTTTGTTGATGGCTTTCAGGAACATCATCTATGCCTGATGCATTAACCTGATAATATTCTCCATCTATAAGCCATTCTTCTCTTTCCCAGGTGCTCCACTGAATAACAAAAAGTGTTCTATATATATCGTGTGCTTGTTGTTCTATCCAACGACGTGTGGTTCTTATAATACGATCGTTAGAACTTGCACTTTCAGCCTCACACTTAAAACCGCAGTTTAATCTATTACTCAGTAGTTTACCCCATGAATGTGCAATGTTATCAGGATGTGGTACTCTGCCCATCATCCAGTACTGTGGATCATCTTCTGCAAAAGCATGATTATTCACACATTCTGCTGCAGCAGTATGCGAGTCTCCGTTGACATATAAAATCATTATTTTACTTCTGTGTACCCATTACCAAGATCTCTAGTTTGTGTGTAACGGATGTCTGGATCTGCTTGAGCTTGTTCGTATGTTTCTAGTGCAACATTACGACAAACATTCTGAAACCATCGATCAACTATAACATGCTCTTCTTCATTTGGCTTCTGTTGATAACCAGCACGTACAAGGTTAGCAATAAACTTGTCATTCCAGTCTAGTTCAAATGCACCATTGTCTATGTCTTCAGGATTAATATCCATGCTTAGTATAGATACATACGGTTCACCTTTGGCAGTTGCTATTTCCTTGGGTGATTTTTTCTTTGATCTTGATTTGGTTTTCTCTGGTTCACGTTGTTCTTTTCTTAAAATTTTTTTTATTTTATCAAACATGTTTTACCTCTTGTTTTTAAAAACTGGTATAGGTTGCATTTTATGTAGGTTTTTAGCTCTAAGTTCGCGATATTTTTCCAATGATTCTACTTCAGGACCAACTGCAAGTGCGTTTAGTTCATCAAGTTGCATGGCTCTTTCCATCTGCTCATATGAAAGTCCTTCTAATTGATCTTGATCAGTTCTGCCATCCTCCCATAAGCCATCTGTGGGTTTTGCATCAATGATACGTGGATCGATTCCTAGGTCTCTGCCAAGTTGCCATACTTCAGTTTTGTATAAATCTGCAATAGGTGAAATGTCAACACCACCGTCACCGTATTTTGTATAAAAGCCAACACCAAAGTCTTCAACTTTGTTTCCTGTACCAACAACTATTCCACCAAATGTTTGTGCCTTTTGATATAGTGTCATCATTCTCAATCTAGCACGTGAATTTGCCAGTGCTAGTTCATTTTTTGGAAATTGAAATAGATCTTCAAATTTTTCAAACACCGGAGTAAGATCAATCATTTCAAAACTGGCATTCATATAATTTTCGCCCAACCATAAACAATGATCAACACCTAAGTCAGTTTGCTCTTGCTTTTGTCTGATGGGCATGACCAATGCAAGAGTAGGTATGCCAGTCATTGAACACAGTGTACTAACCACAGCACTATCTATGCCACCTGAAACACCAACCACCAACTGTTGTATGTTGTGATCTTTACAGTAGGTTTTTATCCAGTCTTTTATTTTAGTTGCCAGTGCCATTTAAAGTCCTTTGTTACGAAGTTTATCTAGGTCAATTGGTGCTTTCATAGCACGTTCAAGTGTTGTTTGCTTAGGTTCCCCAGGCGTTACCAAAGAGGCTGATATGTAGTCTGGGTGTAAACCGCCATCCTCTTTCCATACAGAGTCTTGCAACTTCCTGGACATTGAGAACATATTCTTCGCTCCTGCCACCCAATGGCATGAGATATACAGGACATTCGATACCTGCTTGCTTGTATACGTCAACAGCTCTGCCAGCTTCGTCAATATCAGTTTCGTCAGCAACCACAAACTTAAAATACATGTTACTACCGTCCACACTAGCATAATCACAAGCCACTTCAGGCTTAATAGCAGTCTCCCAAGGTTCTCCTGAAACTGAGAGTTTTGGGGAACAACTCCAAGTGACCTCAAACCTGTCCTGATTGGAGAGATAATCTTTAAAGTTTCTATGAAGCATTTGCGTCGTATTTGTTTCAAAAGTAACATTTTTCAAGTCCTTCATCTTTGGATGTTCAAATAATTCAATATACAACCTTTGCCATGCCAACAGTGGCTCACCACCTGTCATAATCAAATGTATATCTTGTCCATTATCCATAGTCCACTTGCCTTCTGGCAGTAAACTTATCAAGTGCTCAACTACTTCATCAACTGTACGTAGCATGTTGAAGTGTTTGAACTCAGGATAGATACTAGCATATGTATCGCATCCTGTGTGTATTATTGGCAAGTCGTTGAACTCTTTTGTATTTTTATGTATGCCTGTATCGAGCAAACCTTGTACTTCTTGATTGTGTATTATACCTTGTTTTTGTTTTTCATCTCGCATGGGTTCTGATCTATCTAAACCAAAGTTCATACATCTAAAGTTACAACCAAATGTACGTAAGAACACACTGGGTACTCCTACAAATTTGCCTTCGCCTTGTACTGAATAAAATGCTTCACTGTATCTTAGTTTTGCTTGTTTCTCACTGGGTACTGATTGTTCCAGTTGCAAAGATAATTGTTCTTCTACTACCATATTCCTAATGTCCTTCCGTTACCCATAATTATAGCACAACATGTTACAATATGCAAGACTATCCAAAAGGTTCTCATTGCAAGTGCAATACGTACATTCTGTTGTGTAATAGGCAAAAACTCAGGCTTGTCATCATCAGTGATGCCAATTGGCATTCCAACTGTTCTTGCCCAGGTCCTAAGCCAACGTCGTTGTCCACTCATTTAGATTCAGTTACTTTCTGTAGTTGAAGTTCTTTGCCAACTATTTCACGCAGTTTTAATCCGTTACCCTGTGGATCCATGTTTTCATAACGAGTTAAACAATCACGTGCAGTAATATCCTTCCAAATGTCCTTACGTCCATCTGGCCAAGATATTTCGTACCTACGTAAACTTTTGTCCCAGCTCTTAGGCGAGCCGTCTTTCATATAGGTAACAGTCATTACCGCATAACCTCTTCATTTGGATTCCAACGACTCCACCATTCTTCCCATGGAAAAACAATCCAACTTGGATCATCTACTTTGTTGATTTCTTCTGCGGCATAGTTAACTTTCAGAACTGCGTCGCTTGCACTGTTATCATATAATACTGCAAAACGTGTTGATTCATTCCATATAGTATTCCAAACATAGAGTAAATTCTCACCGATCTTTTTATTGATTGTGTTTTCCCAATCTTGTTTGATCCAATTAATAGTTGCACCTGAATCATTTATATCATCCACAATTAGGACTTTCTTACGTTGCCCAACGTCCCATCTTGCACCACTGTGTCGACCGTCATTCATGCCAAATGCTATCTCTGCTAATTTCTCATTGCTTTCACAT